CGTTCAAGACATCCCTAAATACGTGGGACAAATTCTGGAGGAACCAAAATGAACGCACTGAGAATTAACCGCATGATGTTTTCGGAAATGTTCTGGCAGGTAGTGCGCAACCACCGGCCACGCCCGCCCGAGCTGGCCACGGATATGGAAGACCTGAGCGAATTAGTGGAAAGCGCGGATTACAAGACCGGCTCCATTAATTTGGAAGATGCGTTTTGTCTTTTTGATTTGGTGAGCTACTTCAACCCGAAGGGCATCGCGGAGGTGGGCACTTTCATCGGGCGATCCACGATCGCGATGTCATACGCAGCCGAGGTGAACACGACCATCCACACCTGCGACGCCAGCAACGATATCAAGCTGCCTACCTTTGGAAAGGCGAAGATCCGCCAGTATCCGCGCAAGACATCCACCCAAATGTTTGAAGAGCTAATCACGCAGAAGGTCAAGCCAGACCTTTTCTACATAGACGGGCGCTTGAGAGGCGACGATGTCGCGCTCATGGCGAAGCTCAACAAGAATGCTGTGATCCTGCTGGACGACTTCGAGGGAGTTGAGAAGGGCGTCTCGAACGCTCAGCTACTGATCCTCAGCACCGAGTTCAGCGGGCACATGCTGATCTACCCGAGAACCCCGCATGGAAAGACAGCAATTATGCTACCCATTTCGATGCTGCAATTTGTCGTTCAATGACCCCTTGCATAGCGCAAGCCGCTTGTGTATTATCCACCTGTCGATATCACGAACTGCAAACTAATTAGGAGATTTGCAATGCGATACGAAGTGACGATGAGCGGTGCCAACGGCACTTTCTTTCAGGGCCTCGTACTGGCCACCTACTCGGAACTGGTCAATGCATTCGGTCGCCCTGTTCCGGGCGACGGCGAGAAGACCCAAGCCGAGTGGGTCATTGAGTTCCTCGACGAGAACGACGATGTGCACGTAGCCACGATCTATGACTGGCGCAAAGACACGCCCCCCGAGCAGGTCACGATCTGGAACGTGGGCGGATTCAAGCCCAACGTCGTGGAGATGGTCGAGGACGCCATCTCCTACGCTCGGGACATGCGCTTTGAAGAAGAGAACCGCATGTATCAGTGGGATCTGGACTGGGCGCAGGAAGAACTGGACCGCCGATCAGCCCACTAAAACAACCCCCTTGCGCTAATCACGCGAGGGGTCTACTCTCTACGCAACCAGCTTGAACCCAAACCCAAACGATACAGGAACACGAACATGGACATGTACTACTACTGCCGCAAGTGCGATACCGAATTCGAGTGCACCGAGGTTTATAGCAACGCCTACGGCGATTGGGATGTCTGCCCGTACTGTCTCGGTGAGGACTATTACGAGTTGGAGTTCAAAGAGGAAGAGCTGCTTGAAGACGAGTGACTTCTGGTCGCTGTACGGGCTGACTCCAAAGCCAGTCAGATTCTGTCCGCTCTGTCACACGGAGCACTACGGCAAGTGTCACTTCTTGCGTGGACGCAAGCACGCGAAAGCAAAAGCCGAAGAGGTCGCAAAGTGGAATGCCGCGCAGCAAGAACGCAAGAAACTCTTTCACGCTCAGAAATTAATCAGGGAGCTATCCGATGCCGTTGAAACCGGAAGACGTACTGCAAGACCCACGGGTTGGCTCGGTCGAAAGCCGGGTCCGAAAAGTAGACTGGATCTGGGAACAGATCAAAAACAAGCAAAGAGAAATACGCTTACTCGAAAACGAACTATCGAGGACTGATAGCAATGAATATTTGGAAAACGATTCTAGATTGGATTAAGCGCCGCAAGGCAGAAGCATACCGAGAATGGGCGAGCGTACCGGAGCCGAACTGGGCTTGCTCACGCCGACGCAGCGGAGGGAACTACTGGTGAAGATTGAAACTAGAAAGCCGCGCACTTCAAAAGACGCGCAAATGGAAGAGATTGCCAAACTGCTGGCAGAGATTGACGCCATAGAAGTTGAAAAGGCCAGAGAGCGAGCCGAGATGATCTTCATTGAGATCATGGTGTTTGTTTTTGGCTTGATGCTGGGCTTCGCAGCAGGGCGAGTGTTGTGAGCGAATATACCAAGATCTCGCGCTACAACCCGCGCCTGTCTTTTGAGCAGTACAAGATCGTATTGAAGCGCAAGAAATTAGCCAGAGAAGAGAACGAGCGAGTGCGCTACAAAGATCTCGTAAAAGAGTGGGGCATCCGTCAGTCCGTTATCGGCACCGCAATACGCCGAGGGATTAAGCAGTACGACTATGTGCTGTGGAAGCAGGGTGAACTATGAAAATCGAAGTCAGCTCCGACCTGCTCGAAGAGATCACGGCAGCGGAATTGCAGCGCACCCTGAAGTCGCTTCAGAAAGACTACCGAGACCGCAAGGCAGGGAAGCAGATGTACATATTCAGCTCTGATAAGGCAGCGGATCTGGCTGAACTGAAGCAGCATATCGACGCATTCAAACTAGTGGGACGATATTACGGAGCGAAGGTATGACCCGCGACGACATCATGCGCATGGCTAAAAATGAATACGGCATTTACGCTTTCACCGCCGAAAGCCTTGCACACTTTGCCGCCCTCGTTGCTAAGGATGGGCGGGATCAAGTGGAAGCGGAGTGGAGATATTTAATGGTAGACGCACGTAAAGCATCTGAGCAGGCGTTGGAAGCATTAGAGAATGTGAGAAAGCGCGACATTGAAAATTTGTACGGACTAGATGAAGTCATTTCCGGCTTTCGCGCATCATTGAACATGGGACCATTTAACCGAGGTGACTGGTGACCCGCGACGACATCATCCAACTGGCGCGAGAGGCGGGGTTTATTCGTGTGGTTGCTATCGAAGAAGGCGGAGCAGTCACAACCACAGTAGCCCCAATTGAAGAACTTGGACGCTTCGCCGCCCTCGTTGCCGCAGCCGAGCGGGAGCGCATGGATCTGAATGCCATTCATTCCTGCCACGCGGAATGCCAGAACCCTTTCTGTGTACGAGTGCGCGAAGCCGTAGCACATGAGCGGGAAGCTTGCGCGAAGTTGTGTGAGAACGGTCCGCTACCGAAAGAACCAACGACATTGACGCATATTCCGACACTTGTGGGATGCGCCGCCGCCATTCGGGCGAGAGGAGAGAGCAAATGATCAGGATTAATCGTGAAGTAACGTGTGAATTTTGTGGCGAAGAGTTTTTTAAGGATAGCTGGACATTTGTCTTTGATTCCGCTCTGCCAGATATCCCTAGAGAAAACAAAATTGGATTAAGCCACGCCTGTAATGAGTGTGTTGATGCGGCTAAAAAAGCCGCCAATACAGAGCGCGAACAAAAAGGCATCAAGTGGGAGGTAGAACCATGAACGACCCGATGGCACGAGGCGGAGTGCGCCGCTACTTGGACACCGTAACCCCCGAGGAGTACATCCCGGATACCGGCGAGGTGAACCTGAAAGAGATGACGCTTACAGGACTGGCTGATCTATTCGGCAGCGACAAGGGCAATGTAAAGCATCGTTATACAGACGTATACGAGCGCATCGTAGCCGAGATGATCCGCACCGAGGGACAGCCCCGGCACAAGTGCGTGTTTGAGATAGCCGAAGCCGGTGTAGCGTGTGGCGCATCACTCCACATGTGGGCGCATTACCTACCAGCATCGAACATCACCGGCTTTGACATTCGCGAGGAGTGTGCGAGCCTGTGTAAAGACCTGCCGAATGTGGACATTCACATACTGGATTTGTGTAAGAACGCACCGCCTGATGACGCGATGTATGACTTGTTCATTGATGACGCGAGTCATATCTCGGAGCAGATGGTCGAGATGTTTGGAATGGTGTGGGATCACATCAGACCGGGCGGGTACTACGTGATCGAAGATTTAAAGTGTACGTACAACGACGCTTACACTCAGCAGTTCCGCCAGCACTTCGATCCGCAAGCCGTCAACAGTCGCGAATCAATTATGTCGTTTATGGATCAGGTCATGCGGATCGTGGATGCGCGTGGACAGATTGCAGAGTTTAGTTACTACCCCCAGCTTTTGGTTATTCGCAAAGGTGAATTATGAGTGAAGAGTTTGAATACATGGAAAAACCGAAGACGGCTGAAACGCCCGAAGAGGTCTGGTGCAAGATCGGGCCGACCGGTGAGCTTGAGGTTTTTAACTGGCAGTTTGTTGAGAAGATGGCCGCTGAATATGACGCGACTGGGCCTGTTTCTCCGAAAACAAACGCGCAAATTATTTGCAAATTAGCCGTTCTGATACGAAAACAAACCTTAGCTACGGCAGCAGAAGCATTGCTGAAACTGAAAGATCAGTCTGCGGTTTCTACTGTGTTGGTTCTGCGTGATCCTTTGGAGGAAATTGATGAAGACCAAGCCTGAAGATAGCGCAGCCTATGGGATGGAGTTGCGGGATTACTTTGCAGCGGCAGCGATGCAGGGGATTCTGGCGGGACATCAAGACGGGGCACACCCGAATATCTATAGCCTTGCGCGAGATGCTTACCGGGTAGCCGATGCGATGATACAAGAGCGAGCGGAGAAGCCATGAGCCGCTTTGTTTTCTTTCACGTTGGTGCGGACATTACCTTTCCGACCAAAATGGTGGCATCGTTGAAGGCCGTGATGCCCGACGCCGAAGTCATCATGTGTACCGACGACGCTACCCCGAAGGTCGAGGGCGTGGACGAGTACAAATACTCCAAGGGCGACCCGGCGCAGATCATGTACTGGCGCACCCGCGCATTTGCAGAGGCACGGCTAACAAAGCCTGCTATGTATATTGATACCGATATGCTGTTCGTTTTACCGGCCAACCCGGAAGCGATTCTGGGCGATAAGGAAGTGATCTTTTGCCGTCGCTCATTTGATCGGGACGCGGGGTTTAACGGCGAGCAGCGAGGCGGAGTGTTCAAAAAGTTCCACGGCATTCCACTGGGTACGCTGTACCCTTATCTCGGCTGCGCCACTATCACGAGCAACTATCATGCGTGGAAGTGCATGACGATCCTGATGGGGTTTATGGATCAGAATCTGCGCTCTTGGTACGGCGATCAGGAGGCGCTCAAGGTCTATTCGCACATGCTATATACGCACCTCGTTGGCGAGATGGAGGAGAGCGAATATGCCTGTCTACCGGAGCGTGTTGCTGGGGGACACGTACCCAAGATTCTCCACTTCAAAGGCCCCGCTCGTAAGGAGGCGTTTCTCAATGCTTAAAGTGTTTATTGGGTGGGACAGTCGCGAAGAGGCTGCGTATGAGGTGTGCAAGAAGTCGCTTGAACTGCACACTTCAATCCCGCTCGAAATTGTCCCGATAAAGCAAAGCGAGCTGCGTGAGCAGGGTATTTATTGGCGTGGGGTCGATGCGCTCGCGTCTACGGAGTTCAGCCTCACGCGGTTTCTGACTCCACACCTCGCGGGGTACTCCGGCTGGGCCGTATTTTGCGACTGCGATTTTCTTTTCCGGGGGGACATCGCGACTCTGCTTGACTACGCCGATGGGGCAAAAGCGTGCTTCGTGGTACCGCACGACTACAGGCCGACCGAAACGGTCAAAATGAATAACCAAGCGCAACACGTTTACCCCCGAAAGAACTGGTCCAGCTTCATGTTCATCAACTGTGAGCATGAACAAGTTAAGAAGTTAACGCCAGAGATTGTGAACATTGCAACGCCGAGTTATCTTCACCGGTTCGAATGGTTAACCGACGATGTGATCGGGCACTTGCCGATTGCGTATAACTATCTAGAAGGTTGGTACACCAAGAGCGATTGCCCCAATCCGATTGCCGTTCACATGACCCGAGGCGGTCCTTGGTTTAAGGACTGGACTGACGTTGAGTACGGTAAGGAATGGATGGCGGTTGCAAAAATTATATGAACAAACTTCAGAAAGTTATTAAGCAGATTGAGGCCAAGTTTCAAGCAAGCAAACTTGATGAGGCCATGGATCTGTGCAACGTAGCCATTTCTATTGCACCTAAAGATCCGGTTGCATATAGGGCCAAGGCTCGACTGCATCAGATGAAAGGCAACAACGAGGAAGCTGCTAAGTATTACTACGCTGCCATGAAGCGAGTAGAGCTGGGGGCAGACGACTTTGTAAACCTTGGCATCGTACTGGCAGCGGTTCAGAAGTATGACGAGGCCATACCGCACTTTAATAAGGCTTTGGAATTAAATCCTAAGTACTTACATGCGCTTATTCAGCGTGGGGCTTCGCAATGGGAAATGCACCGTTACGAAGAAGCTATGAAGGACTTTAGGCTGGCTAACGAGATTGGCCCTGAAGATCCAAACGCAAACTGGATATTGGGATTGCTTGCGCTTCAGCTCAATGACTTTAAGACCGGTTGGCCTTTGTATGAAAAGCGTTGGAACAGCCAGCGGTTTAAAAGTCGCAAGCTCGTAACGTATAAGCCTCGGTGGTCACTTGATGGTGACTACAAATCAGTACTTGTATGGGGCGAGCAAGGCATCGGTGACATGATCATTTACGGGTCATTGATCCCAGCGATTCGAGAAAAGTCAGAGTACGTCACGGCGATGCTTGACCCGAGATTGGTTTCTCTTTTTAGCCGCTCAATGCCAAACGTGAACTTCATGTCGAACATTGATCAAGTGCGGTCGGATCTTCACGAATCGCAGATTCCCTTCGCAAGCATCGGCGGGTCTTTCATCCAGTCTTTAGATGACATCGAAAAGTATGCCGCTAAAAACTATTTAAAAGCCGATCCTGTACTTGTTGAGAAGTATCGCGCCGAAGCGAATCTTGATCCGAAGAAGCTAACGGTTGGCATCACTTGGATTAGTAACGCTATCAAGATCGGGCCGCATAAAAGTGTCAATCTTGAAAAGCTCCTGCCGATCATCAAGCAAGATTGCAATGTGATTAACCTGCAATACGGCAGCGACAAGAAGGCTATTGATTATTTTAATCAAACGCACAACACGAACATCATTACGACCTCGGTCAATCTCTGGTCGGACTTTGAGGGCATGGCCGCGCTTTGCGAGCTGTGCGATGTGATTGTTTCCATCAGTAGCTCAACCGTGCATCTGGCTGGTGCGCTGGGAAGGCCGGTGCTTTTGATGGATGCGAACAAGCTCTGGTACTGGGGTAATTCACGGGACAGTCAAAGCCTGTGGTATCCGAGTGTGCGGATCTTCCCGAGGGAGAACATGATTGCGCCTTGGGATAACGTCGTCGAACAAGTTACCAAAGTGGTAGAGGGAATGATCCATGATCGTAGATAAAGAATCCCCGCCCGGAGCATGGGCGGATGAGTTACGGGCTGCGCCATGGGGCTACGGTCAGAGCCAAGCCAAGAAAGTTGAGGTTGCTTTGAACAACGTCCATAAGGCAGGACTTTGGGACGAGTACAAAGTGATCCAGATGGAACTGAATATCTTGAAGACTGAGTTGGAGTTGTTACGAAATGCAAGGGGATAAAGATGCAATCCGAGAATACTTGGCGACTATCGGAAGCCGAGGTGGAAGCGCTGCTACGGGAGCAAAGAAGCGACGACCTAAGGCGCACTACCAACGCATGGCCAAGCTCAGTCATGCCAAGCGAAAGGCCAAACGAAAGGGAAAGTCTGATGAGCGATCCGATCAACCCTAACCACTACAAGAAGGGCGAGATAGAGGCGATCGATGCCATCAAGTCCGCCCTGACCGAGGACGAATGGCGAGGCTTCCTGAAGGGCACCGCCATCGCCTACCTCTGGAGGCTCGGTCACAAGGATGCCGTGGAGCAGGACGCCCGGAAGACCCTCTGGTACGTCTCATGGCTTGCAGGTAAAGATCCGAGGGGATAAACTCCCCTCGTGCTATCTCCATTCTCCTAGAGAGGAGTTCGCCCCGGTGTTGAAGCTTAGCTCCGCCGGGGCATTTTTTTATCTGTAGCGCACCCGGTAGACACGGCGCTCGCGCCCCGCACCGGGGTTCTTGATGACCTCTTCCAGCACATCGCCGGACTCGACAAGGGTTTGCAGGATCTCGTTACGATCGCGAGCCTTCATGCCCTGACAGGCTTTCGCAAGCTGAGTGCCGTTCATACCCTCAGCACCAGACTTG